GCCGCTGCCGCTGCAGGTGGTGTTCCGCGGCGACTCGAGTTTGGTCTACTGGGATGCTCGCGGATGGCTCGAAGCTCTGCAATCGTCATGATTGGACCGGCGTGCGTGACACGGGATCCGGTTCCGAGAGGAAGACGTCTGACGTTTGCAGATGGTACGCGGCGTGTCGTCTCACGGACGATGTTTGCTCCACGGGTTCTCGTCACGTTACGGACCACGACGCTACGCGACGCGTTGCGGTTACGGGGACGCGTCGCGAGTGCCGCACGAGAACGAGGGGACATGCGTAAGAATTCAGCGGCGCTCGGACGAGTGACTCGCACGCCGGGCATGCCTGCGAGTGCACGGCTGGCAATGTCAGCTGCGTTTGCGTTCGGCGTTGCTGTGCGGAAAATCGCCTTCATGGATGGAGACATGACAGATGCGGCGCGTGTAGCGCTCCGAGCCGGTTTCCCTGCAATGAACGGGTCCTTCAGAATGTCCGTGAATGATGGCAACCCGGCATTGGATGCACCGTTCTTGAGACGGTACGCAGTCACCTTGTTCGAGTTTGATCCGCGATAGTCCCCTGGGAGCATGCGAGCCATGAAAGCCTTGGTCTCTGGGAGACCGCTTCTGATTTCACTGTCCAGAGCATTCAGGAAATAGTGCAAATCGTATTTATACGACGTCGCATTCGTAATCCCAGAGCTCCGGTAGCTTCCCGAGTTGATGACTGGGTTCGACCCGCGTTTCGTCAGACGCGACAGACCGAAATCCGTGAGCATGAGACGCAACTTCTTACCGGTGTCGTCGACGAGCACGTTCCCGAGGTGCAGATCGTTGTGGCGAAACTCGGGGTACTTGCTGTGAATCTGTTTGAGCGTCGAAATAACCTGACGAATGATATCCGCCATCACCTTGTCGGTGACGCGGTCATCCATCTTATGCAGCCAGCTCTTCAGGGTTCCACCGTGTGCGTACTCTGTGTACATGACCATCTGTTTCTTGTAGTTGAAGATGTTGGTGCGTCGGGGGCTGAACGAAGAGATTGGGACGAAGAGCTGCTGGTCGAAAAACTTGATTGGTTTCGGGATGTGTCTCGGGGCAACCTTATAAAGAGCCTTTTGGATGTTGTATTCGACGCGAGCCGCCTGATTTGCAGCCGAAAAAGCCTTATCCGATGGTGAAACCTTGATGATAACCTTACGCTTTCCAGCGGGGTCGGTCGATGCGAGAAACACGACACCCTGCTGACCTGATGCCAGACGTGCCATACCTGGACGAATCGTCTTCCGACCTTTGGTGACGTTGTACACCGTACGGAGACTGCCGTTGGGCGCAGCTGATGTGAGCTGGTAGCCCGTGCGCCCGTTGTTCGTCGAGTTTTGAAACAAGCGATTCATACTCTGAATCAATATTTTTTTCTTCATAACTTATATGGTGTTTTTTGAACATACGTTTGGAGAAAGTACAGCGGAGCGGATACAAAATCACGTCCTAAGTTTACGTTTGTCAGCCCCACGGGGTTCACGAGAAAATATAAGCTTCCGCAGCACAAATGCAAACAATGTATGGTGGCGGAACAATCCAGTTGCTCACTCGAGACTCACTGAGGTTGCAAATACATTAATGCAGCCACTTTCAGCAGCGAACAAAAATCAGGTATTTTCAACCTTTATGCTCGTGCGTAATGTTCGCAGCATTATACAACCGGGACAAAATGGACGAAGTTACATCAATCGTCAGGGTCTTCATGTAAACTTTGAAACTAGCCCAGTGCACGGTGAAGCATTTATGCAAATCATATATTACATCGATACACCAAAGTATGCAAATGGGAGAAACGCAAGTCCTGGAAATAGAGGACAACTTCTCGTGAGCCACGGGAGGAATACTCGGAGGTTTGACCCTATACGCGGACACGCGGTATATTTTACGCCTTCAGACACATGGCATGAAGTTCTTCCACAGACAAATTCGAACCAGAATGTGAATGTGGATCGTAAGATGATCATTATGATGTTGTACAAGCGTACAAATCGCACAAATGTCGTTGCTCAGCAAATCAGGGGGTATCACAATCGCTTTCCTCTCGGTTTACGCGCCGTCGCTGGGTACGTCCCACGGCCGACCCGGGTATTGCCGAACAGGACAATAAATACCCTTTCTAATATTCTAAGCAGAACAACCCTTCAGAGCCCGTCGAAAAAACGTAAACGCCCGGCAACTGCTGGAAATAAAAACCCACGTCCCATAAAATTCTATAAAGACTAAACCATTTCCACACACCGTCGGACGAACGTAGGGAGCACGCACTGAACTGCACGCCACGTGGACCTGACGAACGAACTGGCACCGACAAAGTAGATTTTGTTTAAAAGATTTTGGTCTCGCGTGTGTTCGTGGAGCGCCCATATAATCTTGACAAGACCGATAAGATCAACCTTGTAAAGGTCAACTCGTGACACGTCGATGTACGCGTTCACGGGCTGAGCGATGCTTTCTATGACGTCCCGGACCTGGTCAAAGTTGACTGGTTGGGACTGGATATACATGTCCGTGTCGACAAACACTGTGTCGTCATAGACGTGTAACCACATTAATGTTTCTTAGACATAAAATTACGGTACGCTTTATCGTGCAGACGACGCAGCTTCAGTCTCAGATTTTCGAGACGGCGGCTTGTGTTGTACCGCTTCGTCTTACCCAACGGGTCGGTATTCGATACACGAATCAACTGACCCTTGAGTCTGTTCATGCTCGCCAGGACGTTTCGAATCTCCTGTGTGTTCATCGCCTTGGACAATGCGTTTGCGTTCGAGTTTGCGTGCATTACTGTGGACCAATATTTTTTTACACCAAGTCGCGAAGCGAGAAGATGTTACTTTACGCACCTCCACGGAGACTCAGACCTGGTTATATTTCCATACGAAGCCTGATGACGTTTTTATTCGTCCTTTCAGACAGAATGAAATTCCAGATATTTGACATCCAATTTCATTTGCAGCATCCGTGACGGACCCGAAACTCTTTATAAAATTTCCTTCTTTATCATACTGACTAATAGATATAGCCTTTTTCGAATCTTTTCCTTTAGGCATTGACCATCCTTTCCGTGTTTCAGACATACGTTTCCGCGTTTCTTCGCTTTTGGGAACACCTTTCATTGTTTGACTTGTTTTTTGACGTACTTCATCTGGTATAGTACGTCCTTTAAGAGCATCCCGAAGTTTATTCTTTGTTTCTTCTGTCAAAGGTTTCCCAAAATTCGGGTTGTTTTCCCCACTCATAAGCTCTTTGAACCGAATTCGACGTTCTTCTGTCCACTGAATACCTGTATGTCCAAGACCCCCTGGCGCCGTGTTATAAGAGGGTTTAAGGGTTGTAATGTAATATCGTTCTCTTTCATTTAATAATTCTACGAGTTCTTGTTTCGTTTCAGATTCAAAAACTTCTATATCTTCTATTGTAAACATATCAGGTCCATACTTGCGCATCGCGTTATATAAAACCATGTTAACTTCATCTCGTTTAGCTTCGGACTTATGATCCGTGAAACGTCGAGCCAATGTGTTTCTCGTCTGACCTATATAAAAGTTACCATTTTCCATATTATCGATTCTGTACACTCGGCCTGAGTACAACATCTAATAAGACACAACATTATTTTTTTAAGCATCCGTTTTTAGAGACCTCCCCTCAACCTCAAAACAAGATGTAAAGTCGCCTCCTTTTGCACTCCATAGTCAGCCATAGTGCGGTCATCCTCGAGCTGCTTGCCGGCAAAGATGAGTCGCTGTTGATCCGGTGGGATGCCCTCCTTATCTTGAATCTTGGACTTGACACTTGCAATCGTGTCTGAGCTCTCCACCTCGAGGGTGATGGTCTTCCCAGTCAGGGTCTTGACGAAGATTTGCATCTTATTGGGTAACGAGACATTTTTTTAACCCGATGCGTTCAGAACACGCACGTGTAATCCTGTACAGTTCCGTGACGTTTGTTTCAGTGATTTCATCGAGGTGTTCATCCGTCACGACTGCAATCAGAATGTGATATTTTTCATAAAAATTTGTAGCTGACCACAAACCAGCCCATGG